GTTCTTGGCCTTGGCGGTCAAATCCTGAGCCTCGGCCTTAGCTGTGTACCGCTCAATGGCAATCTGCTCAGGTGACTTGCTGGAGAACAAGGACTTACGAGGTGGTTCCGCAGCAATCTGCGTTAGCTTTGCAAGGCTACCCCACAAATCTGACAAGTCTTTGGCAACATGCTGGATCTCTTTGCCCGCAGCTATGCCCGCTTTCAAACCAGCGAAAGCTGTTTGGGCAAGGGCTAGTACGGTTAAAGGATCCACGTCACTTCTTCTTTGCAGCTCGCATGTTGTCAATCAGGTTTGGATAGGGACGTCCCGCCGCCTTAGCAGCAGCTTTGGCAGAGGACTTCTGACTAGGAGACAAGGACTTTGATTTGCCCAACCCTTTGGGGCGGGGCTTATCCCAAACTTGCTTTTTCATTTGCCCTTGTTCCTTTTGCTGATAGCAGCAGCCTTTGCCTTGGCATCCGCTTTTGAGGAAGCCCCCCACACTTGAAGAGACTTCAGCAAGCGTGTTGGCTTACCCTTTTCGTCACGCTCGGGCCCCGGCATACTCCCCATCCGCGCAAGGAAGCTTGCCCGTCGAGGGTTGTCACCCTTAAGAACTGGCGGCTTAAGGTTATGCCCCTGCGCTTTAGCAGAGGCACGACCCTTAGCGTTTAGCCCTCCGGCGGGGTTCTTCCCCGCAGAGCGGGTCCAAGCTGGGGTTTTTGCCATGTTGTTACCGTACGAGATATTTGACCGGACGCATCATCAAGCCAAAGCCGCGAGCTTCCTGACGACCCGTAGGGGCAGGAGAAACTGGCGCACCCTCTTGATGCTTGTAGGGAATCGTACCTTGATTGACGATTTCCAAGTTGGTGGTGATAGGAACGTCTTTTTGTTTAGAGGCTCCAAAGTACGGAGAGCGGCTTGAGTTTTTCATGACTAGGTCCTTACGTTATCGAGGGAGGTTGGCAATTCCAAGGTTTGCGGGTCGCGCAACAGGTGTTGGCACGGGGGTAGATAGAGATGCTGGCCGAGGAATCGGAAGCATTGCAACTTGTTGTGGCCTTCCTTGTCCTTGAACGTAGGAAGAAAGTTGAGACAGATACTTAGCATTAGAGAAACCGCGGTCCTCGTCCAAAGAGGAAAGAGCATCTGCGGTGGAAAAAGAGTTATCGGGCATTTCGGGCGGAGGTGTAAAGATAGAATCGTTAGGTTGTCCCTGTTGTTCCTGCGGTTGCGGTGCCGCCTGCTGTGGAGCCTTATCTAACCCACCGCCAGTACCGAGGGCGGACCCGGGAGTTTGACTTCCTGTTTTCTGTGCAGACCAAGCAACCATATCTCCCGCGGTAAACTGTGCAAAGCTCTTTTCCCCAAGCTTGACATCACGGTTAGCCGAAATGGCTTCAGGGCTTAGAATGTCCTTGAGTGGAGTGCTCGGGTCGGCTTTCATAATTTCAACGGCCTTCTGAGGACCGGCAAACCATCCGAGATACGCTGTCTGCTGGTTGACCTCAAGACCCGCTTTCTGAAGAATGGGAGCCACCTCATTCTGCAAAGAGTACTGGGCGACCTTCTCGTTAAACAACTTAGCATCGTCACTGGTACCGTTTTTCATAGCAAGTATCTCTTTATCAGAGATTGTGCGAAAACGGGGGTCCATTTTTCTGACAGTGTTTATGTACGTGCTATTCGTAAACTGGAACTCCCCACTCGCAGACGAGCGGGGGTTTTTAGCCAACGGGTTAGCCGAAGGGTTTTCTCTGGTCCGGATATACGAAAGGAGGTTACCATAGTCAGCCATGATTATCGACCTCCTTTGGCCTCACGCGCCCGCTGCAACGAGATGTTAGCACGTAACTGCGAGATGTCCTCGTTCGAAAGTCGACGTTCCTCATCTGTCTGTTTCTTCGCTTCAAGACGGCGTTCGTCTAAATCGATACGGTGGGCCGCTTCCTCGGCCTTGTATTCGATAGCCTTGTTCCGAAGTTCCAAGTCTTTTTGCTGCAATGCAATAAGAGGATCCATTTGATCTGGCTTAGGCATGACCTCTTCCATGATCTTGGCAATCATCTCGGCTTCCATCTTAGCCTGCTCGGAAGCCATCATGCGTGGATCAGGCGGAGCCATACCCATGGACTGTGCCTGCATCGCCATTTGTTGTGCGCTTTGCATAACGGTCTGGTTAGCAGCCATGCTAACGTGTTCAAAGATGTGACCCAGCAAAACACCCTGAACTTGCGGGGATTGCTGAATCAAAGGCATCTTATAGAAGGTTACATGCGCTTCGATATGGGCCGTGTGATCCTGATCCGGGAAAGCCTGAAGGGCTGGAGCACCGTTTGGAACAAGCATAGACCGAGCATTCTCCATGGACGGGCTGTCCGGATGCGGCTTGGGCGGAGGAGGAAGGACCTGCTCGATATCCTGAACACCAAGGGCAGAGTACATCCGACGGTAGGCCTCATACAGATTGTGCATCTGCGGAGCGGCCTGAGCCAAACGCAACTGCTCCTGAGCCAAGGAGATACGCTGGGTCATCGAGAAGATGTTCGGGTCACTGACCGGAATCACATCGACTTGGTTTGAGAAATCCTGCTGCTTAATAGAGGTCGGAGCACCACTGATCTCATATGGATACACGGGTGGCATATACTCAGCGAACACCTGAGCCAGTAAACGCAATTCCTGTTTTTGGGCATAATGAAGCCGTTTGTGCACCGCACTCATCACGCGAGAGCCGCGTTCCAGCAGAGCGATGGTGGTTCCGACGGGCAGTTCTTGGTTGCTGTCGCTCATACCGATATCGGACGTTCCGATAAACTTTTCGGCTGCAAGAACGCAGAAACCCAGCAGTTGGAACAGGGTTTGACTTGGCTCTTTATAGGGGAGAGGTAGCAGACTGTCGCGAAGGGCCCCGCCGGGTGCGTCAATATCGCGCCATTCCCCCGGTTGGAAGGGGGATTCCTGATCTTGGATGCGGATCCCCTTGGCTTTGAACCCGGCAGGCAAGTTTGCCAGCGTACCTGCGTCAATAAGCTGGCGGAGAACAGAGGTGCTGCCGCGAGCAAGGTTCCCAATCAGGTGAACAAGGCCGAATCCGTAGAAACCGAGGCCGGGAATGAACTTATAGTGGACAAAATACTGGCGTTTGCGCTTTTTAGGGTCGTCTTCCTTGTAGTTCTTGCGGATTGCAAGGATGTCGCCGTTGGATTCGTTCATGGTGACGATATAAGGAAGGCGAATGCCCGTAGGCTTGCCATCTTTGTCCGTATCTTCAAATCCTTCGATGTCCAAGTAGGTGTGGCACTCGTACAATACGTACTCGCTCGGCTCACTGCCGGGCTCCACCCCTGTAATTTTGTCAATTTTCTCTTCAATGACGTCACGGTCCGACAGTTTTGGGTCGGCAACGTCAATATCACGGTAGAAACCGGAGACTTGCTGCTTGATCAGGTCATTTTTAGACAGTTCAAGGACGTGAGTCACACGTTGAGCCGTCATCAAGTCCTTCGCTCCGTACGGAACGATGATGTTTTGGGGCAAAACAAAGGGGCTAGTGGCTCGGCCTAAGTCCCCGTCGTAGTAAACCTTCTTGAAAGCGGAGCCGCCATACCCTGTGTACCAGAGCATCTGGTCATAGTCGGGGTCAAACTCCTCCATCTCGGTCGTAATCATGTAATTCATGTAGGTTTTTACACGATCAGCCTGCTTCTCCCGCTCCGGAGTCACGGCTCCTACGATCTGGGTCCGCACTGGACCGCCAGATGGCAGCATTTCTTTGTAGGCTTGCGCCTGAAACTGGGTTACCGCTTCGTTAAGAATTGGATGCACGACTCCCGAAGAGCCACGAAACGGTTCTGTGCGGTCATCATAAGTGAGTCCCAGAAGAGACAGGCCTTCTTCAAAAGCTTTCTTCCACTCAGCTCGGCTCTGGTCATCATCCTCGATAGCCTCTTTGAGTTCCTTACTGATTGAATGCAATTGTGCATCATCAAGGACAAGCGCGAGATTGTCTCCGAAACCCAGCGATGAGATGTCGATAGACTCTGGATCAGTGCTTCCAAAAGTAACAGTGGCCCCGCCATCTTCATCTTCCTCTATAGAAAAGTTATCCTCTTCCGGGCTCTCCGGATTGGCCTCGTCAAAGAAAACTTCTTTGCCGTCTTCCCCGGGTTGCATACCTTCGGGCATTTCATAGAGTGACTTGTCGATGCTGTTAGCCATCAGTAATATGCCCTTTTAGAGGAATCGGACTCGGATTCCATGAAGTAGTCTTCCGGGTGTGCCACAAAGCCCCCTTGGCGGAACCGTAAGATGGCCTGCGTAGCGCAGTCTACTAAATCGTCGTGCTCCCCATTTGGGAACGCAGCAATTTCCTCAACGACTTCTTCAGCCCATGAAGCATCCGGTCTCCACACTACTCCGGATTCAAACAAAGGTGCAACCGCATTCAGACGTGCATGCTTATCATTTCCGCGGCTTGGCGTAAAGTCTACCGCCGGAATGCCCATGGACCGCAGTTCCTGCAAAAGAGGTAGACCCGCTGCCTTCGCTTCAATCAGAACCGTGTCGGGTTCCCAGTAGGCATGTTCTGACAAAGCCATCCGTCGGAGGTCCGGAAACTCCCACCTCCCCTTCTTGCAGTCCAAAAGCATTAATGCCGCAGGTCCATCCTCGTGTGGAAAGAACACCCCCCACGTCTGGATTGCGCTGTAATCGGCTGTCCTAGTTCGAGTGTGAGCGGTATCGTAAGACTGTATTACGTACTGCAATCGGGGAATATGCTCATGCGGCCAGATGTTCCACCAGCTTCGCTTGATGATTGAAGCCGTATCAGCAGTGGGCTGCTGCATATACTGCGCTTGCCACTTCTGGACCGTGATCGAAGCCTTGATCCCCTCCAGCTCTTCAAGCTTCCAGTACTCAGGCCATAGCGGCTCACCGCTTTCCAAGATTGCCGGAAACTCCACAATCTCCCATTGGTCAGCCTTTGGGTCTGTTGCTTGCTGTCTCAAAAGGCGGGCGGTTAAGTCCGCCTCACCCCATCGAGTCATAACAACAAGGATCGCCCCTCCGGGTTGGAGACGCTGTCTTGGTCCGGACTGGTACCAGTCCCATGCGTTTTCCATTGCTGTGGGGGACAGAGCGTCTTGCTCCGAGTGCGGATCGTCAACAATGAAGAGATCAGCTCCACGCCCCGCGATATTACCCCCAACACCCGCTGCATAATATTCTCCTCCTTGATCGGTCTCCCAGCGGTACGCCGCCTTAGAATCTGACCGTAGCTTCACATCAGGAAAGATGGGCTTGAACATATCCCCATCCATCAGGTTTCTCACTTTACGCCCGAACCGGATTGATAGATCAGCGGTATGGGTCGCTTGCATAATCTTTTTGTGGGGCATCTGCCCAATGAACCAAGCCGGAAACAGGTAGCTGGCAAACTCCGACTTCGTATGTCTCGGTGGCATGTTGATGATCAAACGCTTGAGCTCGCCACGCGCCATGGCCTCAAGCTTCTCGGCTACAATCCTATGATGTCTCCCGGCAATGAACCCGGGCCACACAAACTTTACAAAGTCCAAGAAGCCCACTTTTGCTTTTTCGAGAGCAGCAAGACGTGTGGCTCTTTCCAAAAGACGAGCATATTGACGAGCCGCGTCTTCCGGGAGGCTGTGCTTAAGGTCAGAGGTCAAAGGATAAGGCTCCATAGATGAAAAGGAGACGGTAACCGGGCTTTGTCCACAGCTACCGTCCCAAGTCTAGGGAGGAAACACCACGGAGAAAAACACGGTGTAAATGCAATATACTACAATGAGTTACAGAAAACAAGTGCCGAGTGGTGGACCTGACGCTGTTCTCCTGTGGGCCACCTAAACAGAGGGGAAACAGCAAAAAACCTCTGACCTCGGTCCGTTAGGATTATACCATAACGCGCATAACTTCAATCTGGGTATCAGTTAGCATACCAAAGTAGCATCAAGTGATACCGGGGTAATAGTTTTTGAAATTTTTATTATGGGGTGGGGGTAGGGGACCCATTACTATTAGTTGACAATTAGGGGGTCGACCAAATGTTTTGAAGTTGCTGCCGTTACGGAGAAAATCGGATTTTTAGGTTATCCATGCGAAGGGCAGGCCTGAAAGGGGGGTCGGCGATTTAAGCGTCGGGAAACTGACAGGTCAAAAACGGTCAAGGGACCCGAAACTAAGTAGAAATACTTATAGACTAAAGTATGGGTTGACAATGTCAATTGTATCGTATAAACTATTCGGACATTCAAGAACGGTTCTTGAGTGTAGAGAAAGAAAGAAAGTCACATGACAAAAGAAACATCACGGTTCTTGATCCCAATGCGGGTCATCACATTGGACGACGTTGGTCACGGTATCCAGACTTGGAAGACCGGAGAACTGGTCGGGGTGGATGCCCGCCATATCGAGTCGATCCTGAATATCCCATCGATCATGTCTGACGATCCTGACGGTAAGGTCACTCGCGAATGGCTGTTCGAGGTCGGCGGGCCGATTAGCTTCACAGGGTATGTCATGCATATCTGGGATTGGAAGGGTTCGGCGAAAAATCTGCGCTGGTCGACGTTCGGCCCTCATGCCTACTTCGAGGTTATGTTCGGGGTAGACTATCGGCCCTTCGCGAACACCACACACCCGCTTCGCGACTCGATCCTCGCTTAACCCCATCGGGCCCGCTTCGGCGGGCCCACCAACACCGGAGAAAGACTATGAAGAAAGAACTTACCGCAGAGCAGGTTCAAGCCCTGCAAGACTATGCCGCCGAGCATGGCTCGCAATGGAAGGTCCGCTTGCTGGACAGCTGGCGGGCTGGCGGAAACCATGGCCCACTGCTGCAACAGGTTCGGAACACGTTCGGCCCATCATGGCTGGTGGGCTTTCGGTTCTATCAACCCGAGCCTGTCCTCGATAAAGAAACCCGCGCCCTGCTAGACGCAATGCGTCTCTAAAAGACCAGGCGTTTCGGGCCCGCTTCGGCGGGCCCTTTTTTATGGGCGCGCAGCCGACCTGCTTTTATACACTGGCGATTCTTTCGAGCGGGCGCGGGCGATTCAGTCGGGCGCAATAATCCGGTCGAGGCGCGAAATAATTTATTGACACTGTCAATTGTATCATGCTAAAACAGACATGCCCGAACGGTTCGGGTTAGGAGAAAGATTATGGACTCATACATTGCAATACGCGGCGAAGGGGTTACCGCTTATGTCGGGCCCGACGCAACACGGTTACTGCATGCTTTCGCGGTTAAGCATGCTCTGAAGGCTATCAAGCATGGAATGCGGTTAACCCGCACGGCTACCCCGAAGACCTCGTTAGAGCGGGCCGGAAAGATTACAGGCAAGGTCTACAAGCGGGGCCAGTATGATCAGGCTATCGCCGATGTAGACCAGTGGATCTACGCCATGCAAGCGGCCCTACCTGTCATCACGAACGACTAACCCTATCGGGCCCGCTCCGGCGGGCCTACCCCATGTCATTAGGAGAAAGCACATGACACGTCCATTGCACACTATCGCCCGCGAGATTTCTATCGATTGGAAGAAACCATATTTTGGCGCGGTTCCATATCTCGAGGCCATGGCAACGCTAAGTTCTATCGAAGATCCTTTTTACTATGACTCCGGACAAAGCATCGTTCGTTACTTTCTCGCGAACGCGGCAACGTGGCGGGGCGAAACCGCCAAGCGGATCAAGGCTGAATTAAAAGCCATGCTCTGACTTGTCGCCATGCCACGGAAGGGGTCCGCTTCGGCGGGCCCCTTTTTTTATGTCGGCGCGGCGGATTAATATAACACTGGCGATTCTTTCGAGGTGCGGCGGGCGATTCTCTCGGGTTCTATCTTAAACACTGGCGATTCTTTCGAGCGCGGGCGGCGGGCGATTCCGGCGGGCGCAATAAATCGCGGCGATTTATTTTGGCGATTTATTGTTGACAATGTCACAGGACTAGGTTAAACCTAATAAGACTTTTAAACCGTAGAAAGGGATAGACTATGGACATTAACGAGGTGGTTGAAACCATTAATAAACTCGAAGCGGCGGGGTATATTGTGGCAATCTTTAGGCCACACGATACGCAATGGATTATTGATAGCGAAGAAGTTGAAGAAGCAATGATTGCAGCCGGACAAAATTTTATAGCTTCTAACCATAGAAAGGATTCTAACAATGATTAAGACAGTGGACGCAATGGTCGAAGCTTTAAAGCGCGGACAGTTCGCGGGCGTGATTCTTTACGAGGGTCCGAGTCGATTGGACGGCAAGCCCATCGCCGTTATAGCGAATCGCATCACGACTAAGAGCAATAACGACAAGACGGGCGCAATGGTTCAAACATTCATTGTTCGGTCCGACGTTAATCCGGTTGAAGCTTTACGGTCGGGCGATGACGCTAGCGTATGCGGCGATTGCAAGCGGCGTCCTAGTGTCGCGAAAGCGGCGGGTATCAAGCCGTGCTATGTCAAGGTGTTTCAATCGGTTCTTTCGGTCTGGAAAGCTTTCGGGCGCGGGCGATATGCTAGACCGATTGTGGATTATGATCCGCGGATCCTGCCCGATTTGTTCGCGGACCGTGATTTTCGCATGGGTTCTTACGGGGATCCGACCGCCGCACCTTTCGCAATGTGGGCGCGGGCGACTAAGAGGGCGGCAATGGTAAACGGTTATGTCCATCAATGGCATAAGCCAGAGTTCGCCGCGTTCAAGGCCTTAGCAATGGCAAGCGCGGACAATGAAGCCGAGGCCTTGCAAGCATGGGGCGCGGGCTGGCGGACATTCCG